CGGGGGGGGGGGGACTATAGGGGGTGGGGGTTTATGACCTCAACCTTTGGTTGAGGTCATTGTTTCACCCAAAACACAAAGAAAGTGTAGTAGGACATATACTACTACATGTTGATATGTACCCAATGGGTAAATTGGGTGTACTTATCCTTAAACCCCACCACAAGTCAACAGTGACGGTTTAAGAGACATTGAGTTAATCCAGCGTATGTGGATTGACTTTAAGGTATGTAAAGGATGTTCACAAGACAATGAAGACATGTACGTCACCGAATTTTTCTAGGCCGGGCACACGCCTACGGCGCACGCCCGCCCGTCGCAACGCATCTCCGCTTCGCACTACGTGCTTCGCGTTTCTGACTTTTGCTCCAGACAATATTTTATTTTTTAATTATTTTCCCAAAGGTCTTTTACAGGTGCCAAACAATGATGTCCTGAACATTTCAGATAACTGTCATAAAGCTTAAGGTACCGCACATGGTTACGGAAAGGGTGGACAGTGGAAAAGTGAACCCTTGTGCGTTAGCTCTTCATCTGGCTGATAACCGAAACACAGTTACTATTTTACGAAAAGTTTAAGGCAGTTGACTACCGCAACTTTTTCCATGATTTTCTAAATGGATATCCATAATGAAAAACTAACAGATGGTGTGTAACTCAAGGTGGTTTTGACAAGCGATACAGGTCTATGAACCTAAGCCCATGTCCTTTACTCAGCGCCTGGCTGACGGAGGTTCATAATCCCCCCCCTGTGGTGAGCTTTGTGTAAAAAATAGGCACATCACAAAAAGGAGGGAAACAGTAAAAATAGAAGTCAAGAACCAAACACTGCCCCTCGGTTTCACCCACCTGTTAAGTGGGTTACTTGCCGCCATGCCGCAACAACGTATCACTCATTACGGTGTATTCTTCCAGCTTTTTATGCTGGGTAATCGGCGGTCTTCCAGTTCCGGGAGGCCCGCTAAGTCTAAGCGTTAAGGCTATAGGTTGATAGCGGGTCATCTGACACCTCTCAACGGATTGAGTACCGCCCACTAGTTTTCTCTAGGGTTGCCGGGAACCCGCCCGCAACGTTGTGTGTCAGAACAGACTTACGTGCCGCCTCTAACGCGGAAAGCCCCGTTTCTCTCACCGGAGGCGACACGCCACCTTTATTCACTCATAACCTGCCGCTGCTATGAGCTAGGAGCATATTTTGAATAGACCCCAGGAGCCACGCATGTGGCTTGCGTGGGTGTAAGCCCCCACGCTCCCTAGAAACCATGCGGTTTGCCCCATTACTGTACGGGCGCATGGCACTCGCGCTACCCTGAACTACAAAACATCAACCCCATATCTTGTGGCGGTCTTGAAGAAGGGCAGTGCCCACAATAACAGACCGTCAACCAGGAAAGCTACCAAAAGAAAGCCAACTGACGTTCATGCTCTATTGCCCAAAAGCCCTTTTGAGCTGCGGGGATGCAGTCGGCAATACTTGCTGAGCTATCGTTACGTGCTCAAAATCACAGACACATAATATTGAGCGTGTATCAAATCGCAAGCACTACATATAGTGGTTAGCGTCCGATCTCTGTGCGGTATCGGAAATTAGAGTTAGAGAGAGCCAAAAGAGATCCAGCCCGCTCCCAACAACCAAGTGCTAGGGCGGGCTGAACGATTAAACATAATTTACCACATGAAACCCAATGAGTCTACTTTTGTTTTTCGTTTTCATGTTCGCGTATCTTAGCTTCTAAGCTATCAAAATAGTCCTGCATATTCTTAAATATGTCGAATCGTCGGTGTATCCGATTTATCTTCTCAGCCCCATCAGGTCCGTACTTTTGTTCAATCCGTGAAGGTTTCTCAACACCTGGATAGTCTTTGATCTTCGTTTCCTCGTAGTTAGGCTCTTTGTCCTGGCGAGTGAACTCATGTGTTTCCAACTCGCCATTTTCTTTCTTGCATGTCACCACAAACTTGTAAACACCTCTACCAGGAGCCTGCTCAGATTTAGAATCGCAGCGCCCCGTAATCTCTACAGGCTTGTCGTTGTCATAAACAATGAACTTGCGTTCCGTAGTGTATGAGTAGTCCACAGGATGAGTGGATTCCAGCGGAAAAATAAAATACATTGGTATTAGATAGAACAAAAAAATTACCAAAGTTGAATATAAAATGATATTTTTCACTACATTATCCATATTCTACCACCTATCCTGAAGATAAAGTAAATAAATCAAAAATAACCAACCCCGAAAATTCGTTTAGCTATTGAGGGTTTTAGCCTGCCAGGATGTTTCTTGATTACTTCATCTTCGTAGCTTGGAAATTTTCCTTCCTTTACAAATTTCTTGGCATCTATATCACCATTTTCTTTTTTACATTTCACAAGAAGAAAATATACGTTATTTCCATTGGGTACTTCTTCTTCTATATCACATCTACCTTTTACAGATTCCTGTTTGCCATTACCGTAAACCGTTATACTTCGATCCGTGGTAAAAGAGTCATCTACTGAAGGGCAAAACAAAAGTCCGAATACGGAAAATAGGACAAGAAACAAACATATAACATCTAGAATATCCATTCTAGCAAGGGACTTCATCGAATCTCAACATCCTTGAGGATTTCAGAGGGCTTGTAGACAACCTTGTAGTTATCTTTGCTTACATCAGCATTTTCTAGCTGTTCGACAATGTATGTCACATTGTCTGAAACGCCGAGATAGTGCTTTTTATACTGGTCTTCCCCAACCTTGCAGGTGACTTCCAGCTGTTTGTCGTCATTGTCTTTGACGATTGAGCATTTTCCTTCAATCGTCAGCAGATAGTTGTCGGTGATTCCATTGAAGAAGACGATCCTTCTCACAATCTTGAAGTTGTCGCTGTCTTGACTAATGTTGTGCGACACCACATCAGCATCACTAGAACAGGAGACAAGGGATGCTGCCGCGAAAACCAGCACTGCGGCTGCAATGAACTTTTTGATACTCATGTGCATGACTCTATATGGAGCATCGGCGAAAAATCAAGCATCCTACAGATGCGAGCGCAACCCCGCTTTCAGGTCTGTCAGGGAGGGAACCAGCCTGCATAAGTTGGAGCGATTCGGCGGTCACGAATGTTAGCAAGCTTCCTATTGTGCATGAAAGGATACTTTTAAGCGTATGCTGAAAATGCTATCGTGATAGGTGTTCAAACATCAACAAGAAAAGTTAAAAAGGTGGTATTAATTGTCTCGTTACAGTGACCATATTGATGATGAATACGATGGTTTCTCTATCGAATCATCAGATGCGGAAACAGTGAACTTCTCATCTCCCACTCCTCCTGAACGTCCTTCACAGCCGCGTAAAACAGTTCGAGTGTCCACGCAGGACGTGATTGAGGATGAACCAGCCCCGCAACCCAATACGGACGGCAAGCGTAAAGCCGCCTATGTTGCTATCGCAGTGTTGAGCATGTTCATTGTCTCAGCTGGCAGTATTCTTGCTTACCGTTATGTTGACCATCGGAATGACCGACTAGATCATGCTGATGGAACTTCTGCGAGTGTTTCCACCACGACGGTGACGACGGCTCCACCTAGCGCTGATGTGCAGAGTGCGTTAATGCAGCAGCGTCTGCAAACCGTAGAGGAGCAACTAAAGATTGCGCGGGAAGACCGCGATAAAGCCATTGAGGATGTAAACAAACTCAAAGAGGCTAACAAGAAAATGGCAGATGAATACAAAGCAGAGCGTGAGGCAGAGGGGCGGGACAATAGCAACACTGCCGCAACTACCACAGTGATTCAGGAAGCTGCGCCCACAACGGTAACAGTCACCCAAACCGCTGAGCCTGCTCCACAGCAAAGGACACAGAGTAACCCTCAGCCTTCTGGTGGTGGTAACAACCCAAACCGCGTTGATAACCTCACAGACCTATTCCGGTAAATAATGGCAGGTTGCTGAAACAGTCCAACAGTAGCCTCTATGCTGTACAAGATGGCAGCATGCGCAACTTGCGTTCCTTGTTGTTTCTGCTATAATTCAAAACATTAGTTCCCGCAGCCGCCTCTCGCCAAACAAATAGGTGATGCGCCCAGCTGTAGCGGCCCTGGCACCAATAGTTTTTTCACTGTTGGTGTCCTTTTTTGTTCCCTATTCTGCTCTTCCGCCTGTGGTGTGTCAGCGGTTCGGGTAGCTGTGGGCACAGGGTATACAAAAAGCGCCCCATGCTCTACTTTCTAGTAGTTTTTGTGGGGCGCTTTTTGATGCTTTGCATTCAGGGTTGTGCCGCTATGAACTTACCCTGAACTAGGCAAAACCTGTGTGGACTAGTCCTTGTATGTCGTTCCAGCTGGAATTGACTTCACATCTGGGCGTGAAGTCTCCTTTGCTGGCGGATTAGTCTGCTTATCTGTTTGCTTGTCGGTGACCTTTTCTTCACCCTTTGGACAATGAGATTCGCCTCCAACATTAAGCTCAGCCTCAGCCTGCTTGTTTACAGAGGCTTTCCCATCGGAAGTGATGGAAACGGTATTTGCCTCCATTTTCACTTTGCGGGCAGTGTTACCCTGCGGGATTTTCAAATCAACTTTGAGGGTATTGGTGTTTTGCTCTGAGGGGCGCTCAGTGGTTGTTGCAGTTGATGGTTCTTTGTCACTAACGACAACCTTCTTGGTGGTGCTTCCAGCATCACCAGTGCGCTGCAGCTGGAATACACCAGATTCGACCACTAGCTTTTCCCCTTCTGTCAGCTCAGTGTTGAGGCTCTTTCCTGCTTCTAGCTCATGGGTAGCGAGAGTGACACCACGGTTATCCTGTGTGATTGCTTTCGCCGCACTTTCACCCTTATTACGCAAACTGTACTTGCCAGGCTGAATGCCGCCCGACTTGTTCTCTACGTTGTACGTGCCAGCGGGAAGTTCAATAACCCGCTCAATCTTTTCTTGTGCTGCGTGTCGAGTGCGCACGTTGGACACTGATAGTCCAGGCGATGAAGCAAAGGCATTAAGCGTTGCGTCTTTCAGCGCTTCTTTTTTCTCATTGTTTAATGCAGCAGGTTTTACGGAAGTGGAAGGCTCAGCGGGCTTTTCCGTTGTGGTGGCGGGACCATCATTTGTTGACGATCCTCCGTTAAAGATGCCTAGAATATCTTCAAAAGCCTTAATAGCTTTTGCAGTATCCTTCAAGCCCTTTGCTGCCTGGTCTACTGGATCTGCCGGTTTACCAGGTTCTGCGGGCGCTGTGGTGGGCGCAGCTGTCGCAGTGGTCGGGGTTTGAACGTCAATTGTAGTTTTGCCACCTTGCTCGGTGACGATGAAGGAAAGTTCCTTGTTGTCTTTACCCCTGCCGTCAATGACGGCTTTTGTGAACTCCTGTGGGGAGTTCGAGCGCTTGAACGTGAAGCCGGGGAGCTTCAAGTCAATGTCTTTCAGTCCCGTGGCATCCAGCACAATACGTGTGGACACTTGGTCGGGATTCAACTTGAAATTGCCAATGGAGAAAGTGTTGTTTACAAAATCTCCATCCAGACAATAGTTCGTCGTGTCTGTCTCTTTCGGTTTCGCCTCCTTGGTGGCGGTGGTTGTCGCCGTGGTTGATGTTGTTGGCGATACTGTTGTTGTGGAGGTTTGAGCCACAGCCGTTCCTGTGGCGAGAGCGCCTACGGTGGAGGCCGCAAAGACGATGTTCAATAGGTATTGCTTTTTCATTTTTCTTCCCTTATTTATGCTCAGGTGAGAAACACCTGAGCTTCTCCAGTACGTTGTTTTATTGTATCTTACTGTTTCGTTTGAAACCCAATAGCGCAGCTGCAGCTGCTGCGGCAACTACCCCCGCAAGAAGCGGCATGACACCTTTATCTAGCGCACCTGTGTTAGCTAGAGTGGCTTTTTCGGTTTCCTTATCATTTGTGCTGGGGTCTGTGTTTTTACTCCCTTTTTCAGTAGTGTTGCTATTTCCTACTTTCGCATTTCCGGTTGCGACACCAGATTGTTTGAGGCTTTCCAGCATTTTGTTGACTGATTCAACTAGTTCTTTTTTCTGCTTGTTTGCATCAAACCCTTCTGCGTCGCTGTCGCTGCGTCCACCGACGAGTTTATCAACAATGCCTTTTGATACTTCCTCATCTAGCCCAATGAGTTGGATCTTGCTGAAAAGATCGTTGGCGGTGTTAAGCTTGTCGCCGGTCACACCGTTGTCAGATAGCGCGGCGCGTATTTTCGTACGATCCGCACCAGAAACCGCAACTGTTTTGAGGGTTTTCTCCACTGTACGGGCCTCCGGTAGTGTCACATCACCTGCAGACAGCGCGCCCATGATGTCTGCGAACGCGGAGATGTCGTCTGCCTCGCCTGCGCCCGCGATCATGTTGGCGGTGTCAGGAGTAAAGGACACTGTGTCGCCGCTTGTGGTGAGCGTCGATAAGATGCGCCGCTGTTCATTGTCCCCACTGGTGGTTTTCCCGATAGCATCTCGAACATTAGCGGCGGGGAGAGGTTTGCCGACAAGCAGCGCAGCGTAGATCCTTGCGATGGTGCGATAGTCGTAGTCCACAGCTTTCGCAATGGCATCTAGTTTCTCTGCGGTGAGCTTGCCGCCCCGCAAGGATTTGATGACAGTGTTGATTTGCTCCTGTGATGCGCCGCGTTCATCTAGGGCGGTGAAGACGGTAGACTCGTCGGCCACTGTGGGGGTGATTGCTTGAACTAGTGGTGCTAGCGCTGTGGTTGTGGCGGTGTAGTCTTTTTGCGGTGCAGTGAGGGCATCATAGAGTGTCCCGATGTCGGATTGTGATACTTCGCCGTCCTGCAGTGCGGATCGAACTGCATCTGTGGTGTTGCGGTTGGTCTTAATACGGTCAAGTACACTGTTGACACGAGACATGACGGATCCACGTTCATTGGCATCTGTGTTAAGCGGGCCTTGCGCCAGCACGCCTAGTGATAAGGCAATGTCGCGTTGTGATGGGTGTGCGGCGTTGAGTATTTCTCCGACCTGGTTTTTCAGCCTTCCTTTGTCTTTTGCGTCAATGCCGTCAACTGTGCTCATGGCATCGATTTTTCCTTGCTCTGACACTGTGTTTTTGGGGTCTAGTGCCGAACGGAAAAGGCTTGTCGCGTCGTGCTCGCTAATGGTGACTGTTGGCGCTTGTTTAACGAACTCCCCGCGTTCCAGCGCGTCAAGTGATGACTGTACGTCTTTCATGGCGGTGTTGATGTCTGCGGTGTTGTTGGTATCTACCGCTGTGCGGAGTTTTTTGACATCGTTTTGTAGGTTGTCTACTAGTTTTTGCAGTTCGGGGTGCCCGTTGGTGGCGTTTTTCAGGTTGGTGAAAAAGTCATCATGTACCCACATGATGGTGCGCGGCGTGGAGGTTGCTGCGGTTTGCGTTGCCTCCGTTGGGTCGGCACCGGCGGTGGGGGCTGCGAACATGCCTACTGTGGGCGCGAGTGTCAGCGCCACGGAAAGCGCGGCGGCGCGGGTTCGGGTTTTAATCGTCATTTATGTTCCTTGTGTGGTTTTGTCCTAATCGGATACGCTACCAGAAAATCTTAACAAAACCTTATGGAAACATAGTTTTTGGCAAACTGTGTCAATAAAAATCCCTCATCCTTAAGCCGTGAAAGCCAACATGGATGAGGGCGAAATTATAATTGTAGTGGGGTTTTACTCCATAGGGTACGCGGTGATGATTTCATTGGAGGCGTAGCCTAGTGTGCCGCCAACGAAATCGCCGCCACAGGATACGAGGGTGACGAAATCCTGACCGTCTTTCTTGTTGATGGTCTGGGCGGTCGCAGCAATATATTCCGCTTCTGGGGTGTTTTTAGTGACCAGTTGCGATGCTCCGCTGGCACGGTAGCGGTGACGGTGCCCCTCGCTGGTGGTGAGAGTGATCATGTCGCCCTCTTTGATGGTTTGCACAATGGCCGCGAAACCGGTTTGCCCGCCATAGTCAACGTGCCCTGCCAGGACAATAGAGCCGTTGTCCTTGTCCCCTGGGTGCGCTGACTTGTTCCACCACCCAATGCGGGCAACGTCTGTGGGTGGGTGGAATGTGCCTGAGTTTTCGTCGCAGTTGCCTTTGCCGTCAGTAAGACACATGGAGTCAATAGGGGCGGTATATTCCTTCCCGTCTGCGGTGTTGATGGTGATGCTTACGGGGTCTTCCCCGCTGGGACGTTCCGCTTTTGGCGCTACCGGAAGTAGGGGCTGTCCTGTTTCAGGGTGCTTTCGTGGCGCTGGGATTTGGTTCAGCTGCTCAGCCGTCATCTGCTTTGCTTGCCCGTTATGACGGGCCTGGTAGACGTTGGTGAGAGTGTACGTTACAGTCCCCACAACAATGAGGGCGCAGAGCGCGATAATGGCGATGATGGCTTTCCCTTGCGGAACAGCCCATAGTTTTCTTATTGTTTTCACACGCCTATCCTAACGTAGCGGATCCGGGACCGTCCAACATGACAGCATGGACAATGGGGAAAACCCGCGTGAAAAGCACATAGGAAATCACAGCGACGATAAGGACACTGTTGATGATTCGGGTGGGGATGTTCCATCCGACGTGTCGGAAAATCCAGGGGTAAATCATTTCGCCTCCGCTTGGGTGAGTGCTGCGCGCACAACGACACGCTGGGTTGACTGCAGGTGAGGATAGCAGGTCTGCAGGGTTAGCAGTGGGATAGACCAGCCAGGAATGACTGCGCTGTCTGTCCCCGGAATGGGGTTAAGTACCTCTGATTGGTGTGTGTCAACGATTTCTGTTGCGTACACAGGGCGCGGCAAAGCGCGGTAGTGGTCGCGCCACGCGGGGTACGCGGTGGGGGCGCATGCCTCAAAGTCTTTCTCGTCGCTAGCCTTGTGCGGCAGGACACGGTACGTGTACCGCATGGTTTTGGTTTCAATTTTCACTTGCGTACACACTGGCAGGGTTTCCCAAATGCGGGAGAAGGGGGCATTGAAACCTGATTCATGGGCGGCGACCGCCATGTTTCCGCGCTCGCCCGCCACCTGAGTTGAGGGATACCACCCAGGGCCTTTCCTGATGTCTTGTGGTCGGGTGCCGTGGACGATGACCCATCGCCAATCTTCACCCCACGCGGGCACCGTCATAATCCCTAGCGGCCCGCCCTTCCAGTTGCTCGCATCCTCCTTTGGGGTGTTGGCATATGGATTGTCCTTGTCGGCAACCTGATTGGGATTGTAGGCACCGTCTCCGCCGCTGGTGGTGGTGCTTGCTGTTTCTATTGTGGGTGACTGGGCATCACCATTACCACCAGCGTTAGGGTTTGTGTCGCTTCCCCAGGCTTCACCTAGTTCCTGGTTTAGTTGTTGTTGCGCCTTGTCGGTTTCCCACCCTGTGCCGATAAGAGAGTAGGTGATGAACATGGCAACAATGATTGCGATGGTTGCCAGCATCTCGAAAAGGACGATGCTTACAACCTGCGACGCGGAGCGTTTCTTCGGCGCCGGCCTGCGTCGTTGTTGTGGGCGCGGGCGGTGGTGTACACGCCCGTCACCCGACGCGGGAATGTTTGTGGGTTTTATGTTTGCTCTCATGGTATTTCTTGTGGTCTTCTATGTTGTTTTGCGTTTGTTTATGTGGCTTTAGTTGAGGTTGATGACCTTCCACCGATTGTCCTCTTTGGTGAGATGGAACGGAATTGTTGCACCGGTTTTTAGGTGAATCTCACCAGTCATATAGTTGTGGTTGAGCCGAACGTTCTCAATGGACTGGAACTCCTTGAACGGCTGATAGCTGTCATCCACAACAGTGGTCGCGTAGTCACCAGGGATGCTATACCAACTATTATTGGTGACAATACGGGGCCGGTATTTGGTCTTAAACTCATCCAGCGACTCAGGGTTGCGGATATTACCCCAATCCTGGAAAATCGCATAGGCTTCCTGAAAATCCTTATCCTCCCACTTCAACGGTTTAGCATCGCGCTGCATGAACTGCAGCTGCTTCACATCATCAGGATCCCCCACAAACTGCATGTCAACTAGACCACCACCAGAAGTGATTTGCCCATCCCAAAAAGCCTGGAACGGTTCAATCCTGGTGTTTTGCTGAATGCGTTTGTCAAGCTTCTCATAAGTGCCAAACACAATATTTGACCATTGTTCAGGGGTCCAACCGAACCGTGGGTTATCGGTCTGTCCAGTGGCGTACCCCTGATACAACTCAGGTTTCACCGTCGCCACCTGCCTATCCCCCTCCAAAAGCTTCAAAATAGGCGTACCGATAGCCTCATTGTCCCCCAAACCGTCACGTTGATAAGGAGTCGGGGCGTGGAAATGGTCACCATCCCACCCCGTTACACTGCCATCAGCATCACGATCAGGGGTAGGTTGATGGTCTTTCTTTTTCAAAACGCCGCCCGCGTCATTGACCTGTTTAACGTCTTCCGCTGGTTTCTCCTCATCAGAGCTGCCACAAGCAGTCAACAGAAGCGCGGCGCAAGTAAGCGGGGCGATGGTTGTGATAAATGCTTTTCTCATTATGTTTTCCTCACATGGGGCGCGAACCAATAGGTAAAAACTACTGTCTAAATCTTCAACGAGTGGCGTTCGTCTCTTTACACAGTGCTTCCTGTTATTTTATGGTATCGCACCCCACATGGGGAAACATTATTCGGCTTGCAGGTAGTTCCGCATCAAAACACCCTCTACCCGGCGCGCTATGCCCTGTTTTTTGGGGTGTGCTTTTGTGGGGAGTGGTGGTTTTGAGAGGCGCACTGCAAGGACTATCAGTGGTAACTATACCATGAGCGCAAGAGTGTGGGGTCGTGGTCTATTCCAAGGGCGTGGTCGGTGTGGTGTGCCTTCTAGAATGTGACAGAGCGGTCAACGATGCCGCCGAGGGTGGGGTCTTTCATTTTCGCTAGTGTTTCTTGCCTTTGTTGTCGCATGGTGAGTAGTTTTTCTTGTCCCTGTTTGATGCGGTGTAGGCGTGCGGTTGTTGAGGTGATGTTTCTGGTGGTTGTCATTGTGTTTTCCTTTTTGGGCTGTCTTTTTGTGTGGGTGTTGATAAAGCGCGAGGGACCGGCCCTGGACTCCCGCTAGTGCGGGCAGCGGAACCGGTCGTGTTGTGGTTAAGGATACCATGTTGTGTATAAGGAGACCAATTGGTGTTGACGCAGGGAACAGGTGGTACACACCCTCAGCTTATTGTCTTTCCCGTGTGCTTCCGCGCCGGGTGGCGTGTCGGCGTGCTCGTCGTTGTTGGATTGCCCTGCGGACCCTGATGATGAGGGTGTGTCGCAGTAGGGGTAGGTGATTCGTTTTGGCGAGGTTGCAGGAGCTGCATAGGATTACTAGGTTATTTGTTTTCGGGTTCAGGTGCGGGTACTGGTCTCCTGCGGTGAAGGTGGTGCACCCACCCCTGCTGTGGGGCCAGTGGTGGTCGGCGTGGAGGGTGCTGGTGTTGCGGCACCGGAAGAAAAGGAATCGGGGTTGCTCGCACCGGTGCCCTGCTAGTTGTTTCGCCACGGTGATGTGTTGTTGAGTGAAGACGCGCTGGGGGTCGCGTTTACGGTGGGGGCGTTTCCGCCAGCGGATCCTGCGCGCAATGTGGAACACCCATAGGGTGATGCCGATTGTTACTCCTATGGCGACGGCATGGGCGATGGTGGTGGGGTTGATCCCTTGTAAGTCGGGGTGGGTTATCGACGCTTTGCTGAAAATGTTCCCTATGTGGGTGGCAATAGGTGATTCATTATGGTGTGGGGTGATGAGGGGTACGGGCGCTGTGGTGGGTATGGATAGTACGGTTGTGTCGGGTGCGGGGCCATCGACACCGCCACCAGCGGCAAGGAGCGTGGTGGCGGTGTGTAGGTTCAGGGTGCTCATGGGGCGCGGTTGTGTGAGGCTACTGCGCCGGTGCGGGTGCGGGTTGCCCGCTGCCGCATTCATCTAGTGCCATGCGGAGCTGGTCTGCCTCCGCGTTGGTGACGCTGAGTCCGTACTTGTGTTTGACGGTGATGTAGCGCTCTACGTATTCGCAGCGTTTACTATGCGGGTTGGTGGACTTCATGGGCAGCCATGAAGCAGCTGACTGGTCTCCTTTGCTGCGGTTGGTGGCGGCACCGGAAACCATGATGTTGTCGGGGTCGTTGGCGAATTGTTCGCGCCGGGCGGCATCCCAGGTTTTCGCGCCGGTGCGCCATGCTTCACCTAGTGCTACGATGTGGTCGGAGTCCATGTCTTTGGGGTTGGTGGTTTCTTTGAACTCTGGGTTAGCGGGGTCGCCGGTGCCGTAGGGGTCATACCATTTTCCTTTGGTGATGCGGCATTTGTCGTCGAACTCTACGCCTTCACCGTCGCGGATGAGGGCTGCTTGTCGGGTGGAGCATTTGTCGTTGCCTTCTGTCCAGCCGTTTTTGTGGGCGTTTTCCCAGTGGGGGAAGGATTTCCGGTTGTATCCCTGCATACTGTCTGGGAGGGATGTGTTTGCGGCGAGTTCCGCCAGTTTCTTCTGTGCTTCTGACACTTGCTGCGGTACTTGGTCGCCGCTGCCGTTGATGATGGTGCCCAGAACATCGTCCCCGTGGGCTTGGTCGATTTGTTCCACGCCTTTTTCGCCCCAGCTGGTGAGGAATTTCATGAAGGGCACGATGGTTCCATCTGTTCCCCTAAAATAGATCAGCGCGGCGAAACCCAGGACGAACGTCAGTCCGAGGATTCGTTGTAGGAATCCCATGCCGCCGCGTCTGCTGTTTTTGCTCATTGGTGTGTCGTGTCTTTCTGATTCATTGTGTTGTTTGTCACTATTATTGAATGCTGTTTAGCGGGGGTGGTGCGGGTTAAGTATGGAATCCCGCGCCGCACCTATTCTATAGTGCTCATGCTACATGCCGATGCTGCCATAGTGTGCGGCGTAGTCACGTAGCGCCTCAGCTGAGACTTGTCCCTCTTGGTTGGCGTTGAATACCCTAGCGATGGCGTTCAGGTTGTTCATGTTCATCCATTCAGCCTTGTTGTTGTACAACAGATCCTGAATGGTGGCAATGTCCAGGTTACTGGATTCGCTCAGCTCCATTTCGCTCATATTGAGGTTGTTCATCGCGTCCCTGAGCTGGGTTCCGGGGGAAAGGATTTTCTTGCCTTCATCGTCGTATTTGAACTGGTCTTTAACCAGCACAGCGGGTAGTTCTTGCCCCTCAAACTGTTTGATGTCCACACCGCGTGCTTTCGCCATTTTCTCGCGTGCCTTGCGGCTTGTGGTGACAACCCCTCGTTTGGTGCGTTCCTCAATAAAGTCAGCGAAACTTTCCATCACGCCCAACAGGTACGGGATCTCCGGCATGGGGGCGCGCCCAGCGATAGACAACCCCTCTGACCTGAACAATGTCATCGCAGTAGCTGACAGGCACAGGAAAAACCCCAGGAAGTAGATGGAGCTGAATTGCACCATTGTTTGCGCCAGCAGAAGGAAACCAGCAACCAATGACAACCCGGCAAAGATGCGCAGCAGCATGATTTGGCGAGTTGTGTAATAGTATTCGCACGCCCAGCCGTCTTTCATGGTGGGGATTATGCCGATGAGTTGACCGTTTTCGTCAAGGAGGATGTTTTCTTCTGGGATTTCCAACTGGTCGCGGGCTTTGCGGCGTTCGTTTTCTTGCTCGCGGCGCTTTTTGCGCTTATCACTCACCCCCGAGAAACGCTGCTTCACGGTCTCAATGGTCTCCCCCAGGTTAGCGGCGTTGTCTGTCGTAGCGTTGGAGGATTGCTTGCGGCGCCGCCCAGACCCACCAGTGGCGGGGTTGTTACTGCTTCTCTTGCCTGTCCCGTTGTTGCTCTGCGGGGGGCGTTTCCCATCATTTCTACGGTGCCTGCCACCAGACTGTTGAGTGCCGCCGCCCTCACCATCCTCCAGGTTGTCGTCATCAAACAATGATGATGCCGTGTATCTCGCCATGAAAGGGAACTCCTTGCCGTTTTGTGACTATTTGCATTTCATTTCCGCCCACCATGTGGCAAACAGTGGGTGGTTTTGTTGTTAGTGCTGCTTAATGGGTTGATTCTATCAAGAACACGGCAAACAAACTCCCCCGCACCCAAAGAAGCAGGAGAGAAGCCCCCTGTTTGGGCACCCCGTCGTTGATGGTGTCTACCCCAATTGATAGAGTCGAAGACAGGATCAAAGGCGCGACCGCTGAACCAGGAAGGAAGAAAAATGTTCATCATCAAAGCAACCGCCATTATCTTTGCCGTCGTGTTCATTATGCGGTTTTTCACCCGCAGGCGGAAATTCCGCCAGCTCATCTCAGCAATGCTGTTTTTCACTCTGACGTGGTTCATTAGCAGCCTTGCCGACGCAGGCGTGAACGGTGCAGCAGGCATGGGAATATTTTCCCTTGTTGGCACCATCGTGTTCACCCTGTGGTGGACACGCGGCACCGCAAAAGACGGCAGCGGGCGCGGGAACTACCGTATGCCACGCCGTATCAAGGAAGAGGAATATCTTCCAGAAAGCCTGCCGCGCACCAACAACGGCAGTGGCGGCATCTTCTCCGCACTATGGGGAAGGGTTCACACCCCAGCTCAAGAAGTCATTGGCACCTATGATGTGTCAGTAGACTACCACTTCCCCCAAATGGAGGAGGTAGAAGCGCAGAAAGCTACAAGTAATGGAAGAAGCTACTAGGATAGTAGTTACTTAGGTTAATAGAACGCATGTCCCCCTAATCTGTTGAAGGTTAGGGGTTTAATCTTTCCTTGTGCTATAATCAAAACGCAGCTTTGCTTACGCAAGCAAGCGCCCCATGCAGTTGGGGCACCTCCTTATTCGGCACCCCATCATGACGACAAGCGTTGTTGTGGTGGGGTGTTTGTATATCTGCGTGGGTAATATGGGGGTGGTTGAAGCGGTCACTTATACCTGATGTTGATATGGAGACACCGAGCAGAAGGAGCGTCGATAAGACGCGGGCGCACTAAATATGGGGCACGGTCATAAGGTCAGTGCGGCGCGAACGGCAGCACCAGCAG